AAACTACATTTTCTCTGAGAGTTGCACTCTCCAAAAACATTTCATTAACTGCCATGTTAGTATTATAGGCAGTTATGTAGCTATTATACGCTAATAAATCTATTAAAACTGAAAAATTAGATCCTTCAAAATCAAAATCGGTAAAATTTTGATTTGCACGCAAATAATCCTTGATCTGAGTCCTTAGATCACTGAAGTCTAAATTTGTAAATTGATTAAATGACATTAGACTCTAGTAGGTTGTAGTATAAAATCTACAGTTTGAGTTGGAATAGGTAATCCAATTACATCATACGCAATTCTAACATTAAATTCATTAGAATCCTCAGGATATGTTACTAAAACAGAAGCCAAAGAGATTCTTCTTTCAAAGTTTTTCAAAAGAGTTTTAATATCCAATTCAAGAGAATAAGCTACCTCTGGGGTTTGTAATTCAAACATGGAATCTTCAACTCTAGATCCTATTAAAGAATTAAAAAATCTCTCACCTATTCTGGTTCTAACCAAATTAACAACAGATTTTTTAATCGCATCAGCATCATTAATTGCAAGAATATCATTAGTTACAGGATTTCTCACAAATGAGAGACTTATATCTTTAAATTTGCGAGAAATCCTGGTCATCACTCAAACTAAGGGTATTTATTATATGTATAAGACCATTTTACCATTTTTTCCCATAGGTTGGTTCAGTACCATATGACCAATCATCATAATCTTCATCATTACGAATCCTTTCATGCAATTCTGTTTGTTTTTTCAAGTCATGTTTAACAGCCAAATCATGCATAACCTCCTGAATTACTCTTTTTTCTGGAGTTTTTACATAATCCGTAATCAATCTAGTGGTTCCCCACATTTCTCGCATGTAATTTAAATCTCTATCTACTGGTAAATTTGACATTTTTAGCTCCTGATTTAAAAAATCAGAACTTTTTACGGGGTTGCTATCCCGAAATGTCAATTTTGTTCTTTAAGTTCGTTAACTTGATCATCCATAGACATTTTTCTAAGATGAGGCATATAATTTAATGCAATATTATACAACTCTTTTTCTACATCATAAAGATATTTTTCGGCAACCCCATCACTACCCTTTTTGTGAGTATCTGGCCTATTATTAAAGTCCATTTTAATCCTCCTCAGTGGTTTTTTCTATATATTCGTAATCGTCTCCAAGAATTTCTTTAAGATAATCTTCCGTCCAATAAGTATAGTATTCAGTTTGAAGTAATTTTTTACGAATTTTGCTCAGTTATATTTTTCATTATTTGTCTTTATACCTCCTATAAATGTATCTCTGGAGGATAAATCTGAGAAAAATTTATAATATGGAAACTTTTCATTGTATAAATTTACCCATTTTTCAACCTGATCCGCTCTCCAGAAATGTTCAATAATAAAAATGATGACATCATGACCTGGTTCGGGCACGATATCATCAATTGGAGTCTCTACAATTAAAGTTTTTGAAGCAGAAGCATATGGACATACTGCAAATCCACCTAGTTCAGGCCTATTCTTGGATACTTCTTGTATCCATTTATGAATATATGCTTCTTTTTCTGTCATATCAACCTGCAGCTAGTGGTGAAGCAGGATTTGGTTTCGATGGAGCAACTGTTCTAGAATTTGCAGCTACATTGTAATCAAATACATTTGCAGTTTCCGAAGTTACTTCTGGAGAGTCTGCCGCAGTTGGTCCTACTTTTGGTGTTGTTTCTGACATTTGCCCGTGTAATTTAATTTAAAATTATTTAGACTTTTTATTTTTGTTTGCCTTTGCTTGAGTATGAATACCCTTATATCGTTTATCAGGTCTACAAAGATTACCTTCTCTAACAGTTCGTTGAGTCTTACTCATTTTCCCTGACCTCTATATGGTTTTCGAGCATTATTACGGCTCGTTGAAGCATATTTAGTACCCTTACCTTTCCCTTGACGACTTAGTTTGGGTTTTCCGGGTACATAACCACTATTTTTATTTAATCCACCTTTTGCTTTTACTGCCATTTTTTTAATACCTCACAATTGGTTTTATTTTCGCGCCAAAATAGATCTACAAACGCGCCGAACATCAGTTTCTAGGAATTCTAAGACCCGTATCAAAGAATACGAGTCTTCTCATGTCCTACACGAATTTTGGGGTCACACCAGATCTCATAACCAGCTGCCTTAGCGTCAAGACAGAACGATACATCCTCACCACACATATCTTGAACTTCTCCAGAGTCAAAGACTTGCATCTTAGGAGCGAACCAGGGATACTCCAGAGACTCAAAGACACCCTTCTTGATCAGAACCCAACCGAAACCAGTATAGTCAACCGTAAAGGGTTTACGACGCTTCTGCATGGTCTCACCAGTCTCATGGTTCATGACTCCACCATTGTTCTTAAAGTCATCTTCTTCAAGCCAATGAGCAACCGAAGTCGTATGACCATCCTCAGTCATATACCACCCAGCAGCAATATCTCTATCCATCGCTACAAGACGATAAAATCCTTCAGTACTAAAGACAATATCATTATCAATCCAAAGTTGATAATCGTAATTCAAACGACCATCCCAAGGAATTTGTTTTGGACCACGAAGAACATTTGCTCCAAGAACTTTACAACGAGCAAAGTTAACCATGGAAGAATAGTCCTGTGAGATCTGAATAGATGCACCATTCTGGACTAAATCAAAACAAAGTTGAACAAAGTTCTTTAGGAAAGTATAAGAACATCCACGACCGGGAAGACAAAATACAATACTTTTGCCACGAATCGCTTCTTTGGCAGCATTAATATCAAACTCGTCATCACTCTTTTTCGGAGTTGGTGCTGTAGCTTTAATTGTAAATCCTTTAGACATAAAATTAGAATAGCAATGTTATTATTCTACCACCACAAGTCAATTCATGCAATGGTTTCTGGTTTATTTAGAAACAAATCAAAGACACTCTTCTTCAATTTTGGCTAACAAATCTTCAATTTCATTTTTGAGAGATTCATTAATAACTAAAATTTTATCAGTGTCCAGTCTATGTTGAAGACAATCAATTAATAAGTCTTTTTCTTGATAATCCAACTTGAGTTCCATATATTCTTTTGTACTCATTTCAAACATTATATATGATTTTTAGTTATTCACCAACATATCTTGCAATCGATCCGACATACTTACCTGGTTTAGTAATATTTTTTGTTACATTACTGAATGCACCTATGGTAACATAATCAGTGATCGTTACATTATTGATTATAGACGATTTAAAGTTAAATGTACAGTATTCCCCAATTGTAGTTCTTCCCGCGATCAATGTACCGGCGTGTACAACAGATCCTCTGCCTAGATTAACATGATGTGAAACCATTGAATAACATTCAATCCAACAATGATTTTGAATATGCGAATGATATCCCATTGAACTAAACGAACCTATAAAAACTCCTTTACCAATTTTACAGGTATCAAATACTACACAGGGATTATGGATATAAGTTACGCAGTCCAATTCTAAACTATCAATTTCTTCACAGATTATTTTTCTGAGATTCATATCCAAAGTAAATCCAACAAAATATTGATAATCTGATTTATTTGGTAAATCTAAAAATACTTCTGGGGTGATAATTTCAATTTGATTTTTACTTTCTAATAAAAACCACTGTAATGCACCATCAGTCAATGAAGATTGTGAATAACCAATAATTTTAATTGGTTTATCATTTTCTAGAATCATGATTCAAAAGAAACTTCAAAATGTTTTAGAGATTGTTTAATTCTTTCATGATTGAAGATCTTTTGATAAGTCTTATCATAAATCATCGAGTCCATTTTATCACAATTATCTTCAAATCTTTGTTGATTATCAAACCACAATTCTTCAATATTTGTAGAACCATCTAAAAGATGTTGATTTCGATCAATTGCAGCCGCAAGTCTTTCAAAATGATCTTCTATTTCATCATAACTATGATCAACAATATCTTCAAATAAATCAATACCAAAGAATTTTTTCATCTCTCTCGCCATTCCAACTCCATTAATATAAATTGGAAAATTCTTTGCATAAACAGACTGCATTTCTTTTTCACTTAAAACTGGAGTTTGTT